CATCGGGTGGCCTCGTAAGGTCTACCGCAACGGTTCCATTCACCAGATGACCAAGCCGCAGTTCCTAGCGGCGTTCGAAGGTACAGCATGAGACGGATTGACCTGAGAGCCTTAGCGCTGGATGCCTACGGTTATGCCAGCCACAACGTGAAGAAATGCCCTGGCACCTTTTACGAAGGCGGCTGTGAAGGACGTAGTCGGCCTGTTCCTGGATATGTTTACTGTGCCAAGTGTATGCGAGCTAATGAAGCTAATGAGTCTAAGGCGAAGGACGAAATGCCGCGGCATAAGTTTCAACCTATGCCGCCGAACACTCGCGGTGCAAAGTCTGGATTATGCAATAAGTGCCTTGAGCATAGGTCGCACACCAATCACTACATCGACGACACAAAACTCGAAAAGATGAAGGACGCCATAAAACCGCTTGACTATCGCTTATCGAACACCTGTACGCACTGTAATGGAACCGGCCGGGTGAATGGCGGCATGCGTCGTGACTGCGGTGTATGCCGCGGTACTGGCAAGCTTGGTTATTCGTACAAGGTTTACGACGCTGAAACTAGCTGTGATCCACGCGATGGTAAGTTCACATCCGGTGGCGGCTCGAAGTCGACAGGTAATCCGCGCCAGTTTGGATCGTCAGGCCGTGGGCGCGTAAGCCCAGAAGCTGAGAAGCGCTTTGCCGAGGAGATGGAGCGCGGACGCAAGAAACCAGAAGCCAAAGACCAAGTCCCTCAAGATTGCTTTGACGCCCAGATCCTGGGTGTTTAACACTAACCAACCTCAAAGGAGAACCGACGTCATGCGCAACAAGATCGTGACTTTCCTGGCGGCCTGCCTCTGCATGGCGGCGCCTCTCGCCTTCACCCAAAGCTACACGGCCCAGTCCGGCGTAACGCTTCTAACCGGCACCGCCGCCACAGCCACGGCCGTCTCCGGTGCCATCAGGCTGCCTAACTTCTCCGGTGTCGGGACCCTGACCATCGTCGAGACTGGGATCACCGGCTCGCCGTCAGGTTGCACCTTGAAGCTGGCCTATGAGCCCAACAACGTTACCACCGCGGGCGCGGCCGTCAGCACGACTAGCTTTACCCCCGCCACCGGCACGCAGGTCTTCACCATCGCGCCTAGTCAAGCGAGCGGCGACAACTATGTTGCAACATTTGCCTGCTCAAGCGCCTATCCGACGGCCGGCGTCATCAACGCTACCTTCAGTCCCGTGGCTACTGAGATCATCGGCAACGTCGCCGGTTCGGGCGACCCGTGTCAGAACCCGTCGGTGGCCAAGTCCTCGGTTAGCGTCGCAATCTCGACCGCGACCACCACGCAGATCGTCGCAATTAGCGGTACCAAGGCTACGTATGTATGCGGCGGGACATTGGTGTTTGGTGCCTCCACAACGGCGCAGTTCGAGTACGGCACGTCGACAAACTGTACTGGCACTAATGCGCTTACTGGCGTGATGTCGCCTGGAACCGGTACGACCGTAGGGCTTAGTGGCGATGGTACGCGGTTCGGTGCTCCGGCGTCAAACGGCCTCTGCGTCGTTAGTACTGGAACAGGCGGAATCAACGGTGTCCTGACTTACGTTCAGCAATGACCTGCGAGGTGTGCCGTGGGACTGTTCCAAGACACGCGTTTCAAGCGTCGACTGGTTGTCCGTAAGGACGACATACTGGTAATCGACGGCCTGGAGATAGAGGCGTCGATACTTTGCACGATGTTAGAGCCAGGTAAGCGGCTCCTCTGGGCCTTCATCCACGAGGGCGGTGACGTCAGGCCGGCTGCTTACAGCGAAGACCAATGCATTTGGTTGGAGCCTGCAGACCTGGATCGTTGCAAAGAACTGCCCGCCGAGGTATGAACGATGTTGAGGGATAGGTCCTGCAGGCCGACAAGCGTGGAATCATCCGCCACGTTTCCCTCTACCAACTTAGGATGGCTAGGATGAGGCTTTGTGAAGACTCAAGAACGTACTGGGCACATCTATGTACTTCATAACTTGGTAAATGGCAAGGAGTACGTCGGGCAAACCATTAACAAGCCTGAGTGTCGATGGGCTGGGCATATTAAGACTGCGTTCATGTGTAACGACCAGCGGCCTTTGTATCGCGCAATTCGTAAATACAGTTTGAAGAACTTTACAGCTCAGGTAATTTGGAGTGGGCCTGAGCCCAAGTTGAACGCAGCCGAGAAACGATTTGTGCGTCGACGTAGGACGTTCATTGACACGGGATGGGGCTACAACCTCACGACTGGTGGTGGGCAGTACAGGTTATCTTTGCAATCTAGGCATAAGATTGCGGAGGCATCTAGACGTCAATTTGCCAGTAAAGCGGCGCGTCGACAACTGCATGACCAAGCGGTGCTTCGTTGGCTGCAAAAAGATTATCGCGTAGCAGTTACAGCTAGTATGCGGAGGCGCGTGGTATTCACCAAAACTAGCCACCTGCTATCTATTGCTGGTAAGCGACGCTACGAAAGTCGACGTGAACGTAGACGTACCAGCAAAATGACTTGTGCAGTTTGGAAACGCTTCGATCGAAGGATGAAGCACACGGCAACGTGTAATGCAAATGCCTGGGCTAACCTGCCAAAGAAGGCTCATGTCATAAAGCAGCCTAATAAGTCCTACCCAAAATCTGAGGCTACGAAGAAGCGCATGGGTGCGGCGTCTAAAGCGAGGTGGAAAAACCCCGTGTACAGAGCGCACTTTAGTGAGATGAGAGCACGCCGATGGGCCGAGCGGCGAGAAAGGTTGGCGAATGCCGCGTAGAAAGTCGAAACAAGCCACCTTTACAGAACGGGCCATTGGATTGCGGGAAAAAACCAGCGCGCAAGCAGAGGACTTTTTCAGTAATATCATGGCTCGCACGGGCTACGGTTCGCCAAACCTGGTCGAGGGCGCCGAGTACCCGCTAGTAAGGCTCACTTACAATTACTGGCAACTGGTTTCACTCTACGAAGGCGGCTGGATTCCCCGCCGCATCGTCGACGTACCGGCACAGGACATGGTCAGGGCCTGGCCTACGCTCACGAGTGACATCGATCCCAAGGACCTGGGCCGCATCAACAAGGTGATTCGCCGCACCAATACCAAGAACCAACTACTGACGGCGATGATCTGGGGCCGGCTTTTCGGCGGCGCCGGATGCCTCATCTGCATCAAGGGCCAGGAGAACGAGCTCGACGAGCCGCTCAAGCTCGACGACATCCCGCTGGGCGGCTTCTTGGGGCTTTGCCCCTTCGATCGTTGGTCCGGCATCTATCCTGACTCTGATTACGAGATCGACTTCAGCCGGCCGCGCGATTTCAACCTGCCGAAGTCCTACTCAGTTCAGGCCACGGGCGGGAAGTTCTTTAAGGTCCACGCCTCGAGGATTTTGAGATTCACCGGTCCCACGGTACCGACGCCTGAAAGGGAAGCGTACTCGATGTGGGGGATATCGGTCATCGAACCGGTGTTCCAGGAACTGCAGAAGCGGGACAACGTAAGTTGGAACATCGCCAACCTTACGTTCAGGGCCAACATCCTGGGGATGAAGTTCGACGACCTGGCGGCGCAGCTTTCTGGCCTAGGCATGCCGGGGCAAGCCGGTGTCAAGTTCGAACAGCGGATGGCGGCCATCAATCACCTTATCTCCAATCAGTCATTGGTGCCGCTACCTAAAGACGGCGGCATCGAGGCTACACAGTACAGCTTCTCCGGTCTTGGAGAGGTGTACCAGCAATTCTGCCTTGACGTTAGCGGCGCGGCGCAGATCCCAGTGGCTAGGCTCTGGGGCCGCACCATCACGGGCTTAGGCCAGACCGGCGACGGCGATGAGAAGATATACGTCGAGCGAATCGCCACGGATCAGGACGCTTACCTTCGGCCGCAGCTTGAGAAGCTGTACCCGGTGCTTTGCGCCTCTGAACTCGGTGAGGTGCCGGACGATCTTGACCTTAACTTCCCGAGCCTGGCCGTGCCGGATGACAAGGACAAGGCAGAGCTTGGAAAGTCCATCGTTGACTCAGTCATGGTGGCCTTGAATGGCGGGCTTATCTCGCCCCAGACTGCTGCGAAGGAGTTGAAGCAATCTTCGACGAAGACGAACCTGTTCACGAACATCACCGATGAGGAGATCGCCGCGCTTAGTGACAAGCCTCAGTCTGAGGGCGAACTTGGCAAGGGGTTGTTTGGGCAAGGTACCGAGGGTGAAGGTGCTGAACCTGAGCATCCCGGCATCACAGGTCTGAACCCCGCCTCGTCACCCTCGAAGGCCCTGAAGGAAGAGGACAAGGTAGCGAAGGCGAAGCAGCAAGCTAAGGACTCCGACGGCCCTGCGCAGGGAACACATTTTATTCACGGCCTTACGGTTCACGTCGAAACGCCAAAGGGCTTTACTCGTCACGGTAAGGACTGGCGCGTTGTCATGCCTGCCGACTACGGTTACATACAGGATGCGCCGGGGGCTGACGGGGACGCACTGGATGCCTACGTAGGACCTGATCCTGAGGCGACGTACGTCTACCTCATCGATCAGAAGCACCTGCCGCCTCAGAAGGGCTTTGACGAAACAAAGGTAATGCTGGGCTTCCCATCACAAGCCACGGCGCTGAAAGCTTACGACGCTGGGCACCATCGCGCTAAGGACGTCCTCATGGACTGGACGCCGATGAGTGTCGAGGACTTCAAGCGGTGGCTGAATGATCGTGATCCTAAGAAGCCGGCTTGCCTGGCCTCGGGAGTGTGACTGCGTGACAGACGCTTGTAAAGCTGAACTGCTTGCTTTGACCTGGGCCGTCGTACTTGGAACCTTGCTTACGCTGTTGATGCTCAAGGTATCTGGGGACCTGGGATGAAGACCAACGTGGAACAAACCGCGTTGCTCTTGGTCTTCGGCCTGGCTGTCATAGTGCTGATGGTCATCGGCGCCGCGATGGGGAAGGTGGTTCCATGAAGCCGGTCACGCAGAGCCGCACAGGTGAGAACGGCACGTGCTTTCGTGCTTGCATTGCGTCGATCTTGGAACTACCTGAGGCGGCGGTGCCAGACTGGCCGGACGCCAACCTTGATCCGGACGTCAATCAGTGGCTGGGGCAGCGCGGGCTTAGGTACGAACAGATTGATGCCAGCGCACCACCTCCTTTGGGACTGCATATTATTCAAGGTTTATCACCTCGTGGCGGTCAGCACGCCGTCGTTGGCCTGAACGGCAAGATCGTGCACGATCCTCACCCGCAAGATAACACAGGCCGCGGTCTGGTCAAGCCTGAGCGCTGGGGGATGTTGCTGCCGTTGAGAGGAAGGGCGAAGGATGCAAGGCTACGTGGTCTTAGTTCTAAAGTCGAGAAGTTGT